GAAATTTGCACTGCAAATGCGAGGGCCCTGGGCAGTCGCCAATTGGACGCGCTCCAGAATATCTATGGATCGATCCCAGGCAGCGGGACGCAAATCGAGGCCGCTACGGGCGCATTTCAGCTTTTGCCGCAGCCGGCGCAGTACTGGAGCGGCACTACGGTGGCGGGATACGACGGCTTCAACTTCGACGCCAGCCGGGTTGCGAGGGCGTCGTCCGAGACCCGTCCCTTCAACACGGCATTTCGTCCTAGGATTCACGCTTGATCTACCTTTTCACTGCAAATGCAAGACTGCTAGGAAGCCGCCAGATCGATGCGTTCCGCAGCCACTCCCACGGGCTGACCGCCGGCCCCAACAATCTTCAGACCAGCGCCACGCCGAACGCCAATGACGTCGGCCGTAGCGGCGTCACCGAGACGGGCGGCAGCACGCAGATTTCCGGCGGGACCGAAACTCGCCCTTTGAATACGGCGTACCCGCCCCGCATCCATGCCTGACGGCCCTTTCACTGCAAATGCAAGAGCGCTGGGAAGTCGCCAGGACGACGCCTTCCAGGCCCACCGAACTGGAAACATCCAGATCTCGTCGGGCGGCACGACGCCGATCAACAAGCTTGCATCCACAATCGTCAACGAAGGCGGCCCCACGCTGAGCAATCCCTATGTAGGCAATTACGCCCAGCTTCTCAGCGACGGAACTCACGGGACGTTGCGTATGGGCTTTGAAACCCGATCGATCAACCTTGCTTTTGCACCAAGGATCCATGCTTGATTCAGGCGTGAATGCGCGGAAAGTAGGCCGTGTTTAGCGGCCGGGTTTCGCTTCCACCGGCGTTAGTCGTCGAGAACCCCAAGGAGCCCGCGCCATCGAGCACGGCCTGGTTGCCCGAGATCGGGGCCTTGTTCGAATAGTTGAAGGCGTGGGCGTGTGCCTGTATCTGCTGCGCCTGCTTGCTGCCCAGCGCTCTTGCATTTGCAGTGTCAGCGTCAGTCCCTGTGAAACGGCGGAACATATTGCGCAGATCCGGCACGCGGAAGTTGTTGGCGTCGACATCGGCAAAGAAATGCGCGCCCACGTTGGACGCCCAGACAGCCGGGGTTACGGTCAGGCCATTCTCCTGCGCATAACCCCACAGGCGTGCGTATGCGGTCTTGCTCAGCAATCCGCCAACGGCGTCGACTTCGCTCGCCAGCGGTGCCAAGGTATGACCGTCCAGCGGCCGGCCGCAGAGTGGGGACCGATAACCCTCAAAATAGGCCGTGTGAACCCAGGTCCAGACCTCGCAGGCCTCGATAACCGTGATCGGCCCTATGTCGCTACCCGGCAGCGCGAGGATCGAATAGGCACGGGGGAAATCGGCAAGGGCGTTTTGCAGGTGCGTGGTGTTGACCAGCAGCAGGGTCTTGTCGTTCTTGGCGGCGGTGGGTGCTTTCGGCGTGCCGGTTAGGTTGGGGGAGTCAAGCGGCGCTTTCAGGGCCAGCAGATTCGTGATCGTCGTGGCGAAGTTCGGATCGTTGCCTAGCGCCTGGGCGATCTCGTTCAGCGTGTCCAGCGTGGCGGGGGACGAGGCGACCAAAGCCGCGATGGCCGTAGAGATCGCCGAAGCGATACCGAGGTCGCCATATACCTGGGCCGGGGTGCGAGCCTCCATCGCAGCCGTGCCGGCCCCGCGCAGGTATGACCCGGCGGCGACCGTGGCCAGGCCGGTGCCGCCCCGGGCGACGGCCAGGGTGCCGGCGGTCGCCTTGCTCATGTCGAGGTCCGACACAACGACGGTAATGTCGGCCGTGCCATCGAACAGTACGCCCGCGCCCGTAGCGCCACCGCTCAAACCGATTTTCCGGCCCGAGGCGAGCCTATTGGCGGCGACGGCGGTTCCGGTCTTGTCCAGCTTCTGCGCGAGGCCATCGTCGACATACTGGCGCGTGGCGAGCACGACCGAGGGATCGATCTTGAGCTGAAACGCGGTGGTGCTGGCGACCATCAGGATCAGCCGCACAACCTGGGCGCGGCCAGAGCCTTCGGCCAGCAGCGGCTTGTACGTTTCCGGACAGTTCGCCACCGCTACCAGGTCGCCGTCCGCGTCGTAGAGGCCGATCTCGCGGATGTACCAGCCGCCGGCATCTTCAGGGATAACCTGCTCGGCGATGAGGTAATTCGGGTTTGCAGGGTCTTGCTTGAGCGTGTTCAGCGGCGCGCGGCGCGTCTCGTGGATGAGGGCAGTTTGCAGCCGGTCGGGCACCGGCGAGGTGCCGTTGGCATCGCCTACCGCCATGTGCGTGATCTGCACCAGGCGGTTCAGCGCCTGGGCAGCGGCTTGTTTGTTTTCGCCGACTTGGGTCAGCAGGCCGAAGAATCGTTGGGTCATGGGTATACCGTCACGGTGTCGATGATGTGTTGGCCGAGGGCGGGCGACGCGGTAGCCGTGGCGACCAGCTCTTCGGGGATGTAGGGGTAAACGGTCATGGTGTCGCCGTCATACGCCGCGACGGCGTAATTCACGGCGGCGCTGGTCTGCATCGTGATTGCCAAGCCGATCAGGTGCCGGCTAAGCGGCTTGGCGTCATCGATCAGGCGTTCCAGCTCGCCGTACAGCTCTTCGGTGATCCCGGTGTCCAGCACGCCCACGGACAGCCGGAAGGTGCCTGGCACGCCGCGCGGCGTCATGCGATACCACTCGACGAACTCCACCACGAAGCCCAAGGGCTCGACGGCGCGACGAATGGACGCCCGGGTGCCTTTGCGCTGGTGCAGCCCGAAGGATTCGGCGATGACACGGCGCTTTACGTCGACCGGCCAGCTATCGACCCAACGATCGACCGACCAAGCCGAAGCGAGGTGAACGAGGAACGGCTCGGGGCAGGCGTAGGGATCCCAGAGGGCGCGTAGCGGGATCTCGACGCGCTCGATGTCGGCGGCGGCCAGGGCGGTGCCGCGCTCTAACGGCGTGGCATTGTCGGGGAGCATGTGACGGCTAGGCATCGGTCGGATCCAGCGCGGCAGTCACGTTGATGGCGGTGCAGGTCGCGGCCTGCTCGGCGGTGAGCAGGATGTCCTCGGGCGGATCCGTCATCAGGACATGCTCGACGCCTTCGACGTGCAGCAGCGAGGTGAGGGCGGTTTTCCATACGGATGCGCCCTGGCGCTGAGCGCGGCCGACGAAGGCCTGCACGCGCGCGATCGCGGCGGCGACAGCCTCGGCATTGCCCGGGCCCGAACTCTTCAGGAAAAGCTGCGCGTTGACCTCGAAGAGCACGATCTGCGATGACTGAACGATTACCTCGTCGCACAGGGGGACGATGGTCTCGATGTCGAGTGCCGCCTCTACCTTCGCCAGCAGCTCGGGTGACGCCGTGCCGTCGCCGTCGCGCGACAGAACGGAAACCTTCACCTGACACGGAGTGGGCGAGATGGCGCTGATGTCGGCGATCGCACCATCGGCCGATCGCGCGTGGTACAGGTACGCGCCGCGCGGGCCGGCCACCGACATTCCCTCGAAGGCTTCCGGGATGCGCTGGCGCAGCGAGTCGTCGAGTTCGTAGACCGCCGGCACCGGTGGATAGGCCGTGTCGTCGCCAGGGGTCACCAGCAGCCGGCTGACGTTGTTGTGCGCGGCCAGGTTGTCCAGGTCGGCCTTTACCGCAGTGGTCACCAGTACAGCCTTGCAGGCGTCGTTCACGCGTTGGCGCCAGGTGAGCTCGCGCGACGCATTTTCTTCCAGCAGGATGGTCAGCGGCTCGGACTCCAGAGCCAGGGTCGCCGCAACCGCAGCGCGTATCTCAGGCGCGACCAGGGCAAGCAGCGCGTCCTTGCGGGATGCCAGGATGGTTTCGTAGTCGAGCACTTCGACCACATCCGGCACTGGCAGCAGGGACAGGTCGATCGGAGTGAAGGCGGCGGCCATGTTATTGCCCTATGGAAGCGGTCGCGGTGAATGGTTGGATGCGGCCATCGAGGTCGGCCTCGCCCTCGACGGTCAGCCCGTAGCTGCCGGGCGTGGCAGGGTCGACGCTGGCCGATACGCGCTTCACCCTTACGCGGGGCTCCCACCGCATAACGGCGGTTGCGGACATCGCATAGAGGCGCAGCAACGTGGCCTGATGGCCGGGCTGGTCGATGAGGTCGGGCACCTTGCTGCCGAATGGCCGGCGCTGGGTTCGCGATCCGATGGTGGTGGTCAGCACCTTCACCACGGATTGCGACAGGTGCTCGATGCCAGTCATCCAGCGGCCGGTCTCGGCGTTCATGCCGGCATAGCTCATTTGTTCGGTCCGTCCGTGTTGGAGCCGCCGCGCACCACGCCGCCGTGGTCGTGGGTGTCGAGCACCACGTCATTACTGGAGAGCACGCCGTTTTTCTGGATGAAGTCGCCCTCGATTGAGGTCTTGTTGCCCTTGCTGTTGGTCCCGCTCATGCCGGCCTGGTACGTAAACAGGTCTTCGACCACGACCTTTCCCTTGAAGACGGTCAGCGGGCAGTCAACAGTGGTCAGCTGGTTGACCTGCAGCAGGGCGGTGTTGATGCCGGTAGCCATGAGCTCGCCGGATCCGAAGTCGTATTCGATACGCGCGCCGTCCGGGTACAGGCGGACGTGCTTGTGCGGATCACTGGAGGGGGCGTCCTGACCATCGCTGTACAGGCTCATCAGGACGATGGCATTGTTCAGCTCGCCCTCGGGAGAT